CAACGGCGGTGATTTCGTAGTTAACTCTGGTGGAACAGAAAGATTTAATGTTAATAGCAATGGAGCTATTGATTTGGGTGGTGTTACACAATACTTTACACCTACTGGCGGCAGAAAATGGGTATATATTACAACACAATCAAACACACAAACCTCGGCAATAGCACTTTCAAGTAATACAAATTATTATGTTTCTCCTACTGGAACTGGTAGTGTGTTGGTATTAACCTTACCATCATCACCAAGTAATGGAGATATGATTAGAATACTTGATTTGGGTGGACAGATTACGTACAACACACAATTAATCATTAGAGCAACTGACGGTAAATCAATACAGGGTGATACTACTGGATCTACTTTTGGTATGTCCTCTGGATCTTATACTGGCGGCGGAGAATTAATTATCAATACTCCCAACGTTGGTTTTGGATTAGTGTTTGTTGGAAATACAGACGGTGTTGGCACAGCAATTCCATCTAGTGCCCAAGGATGGAGACTAATGGAGATTTAACAATGGCAGTTAACTACAATTCTTTAAAAAGTTTAAAAGGAACATCAATTGGAACAATAGTGCCTTGGTGTGGTGATAATGCGCTGATTCCTAAAGGATGGATTGCTTGTGATGGCGAAACGTTGACTGTTGCAGATTTTCCTATGTTATATGAAATAATTGGTAATAGGTATGGTGGTGTACCTGATGTGAGTTTTAACACTCCATCTTTTACACAGAAAGGTGTGGTGGATTATCACACCTCACACGCCAATATATCTGGCATTAATATGTCAAATGTATTCAAAAATTTAATAAATGATACAAATGATATGGCAAATGCCGTTGTTAGCACACCATCATCTAATATTGATTTGAGAGTAGATCAGACACCTTATAATAATATAGCGGCAACAATTACCGCACAATCTTTGATAGAACCATCTTTTAGTGATGCTGTATATATTGCTGGTAGACTTCTGGGTGATGACCATATTGCTAGTCATAGTCACCCTGCTGGATTTCAAACTGTTGGTGGTCCTAGTCAATGGGTAGAAGCATGTCAGAACGGTATAGTTAATTGTGGTAACCCATATGAATGTGAAGATGATTGCAATAACAATGAATTTTATACAACTGAAGCTAATAATTCAGGCAGTGTCTTCAATTCTCCAAACCGAAATGGACAAAGTTTGTATAGAGGAACTCCTGAGGGCGGAACAGCAATATATCTACCCGGTGGCGCATCCAGTGCTAGTGTAGATTTTGCTCGATCAAATAGTTATGGCGATCAAGGAACACCTTCACCTGGCGGATCCTCAATTAGAAATTATATTCTTCCATCAGATGATTGTGTTTCATCTAATACTGGTGGTTTCGCATATAATACATCATTAGATCAAAATGCAGTTAATTTTGTTGACAATGGCCATAATGTTCATGATCACTTATCGCTGTTTTATGATATCACTATAGGCAGTATGGCTATTCCTGCTTCGTATAATATAAATAATGTAGGAACTTCGAATATTTTGCCTCAAAATGAACCATTACAAGATATTGGTAGAATTCAAATCGAAGTAGACACTCCAGTTTGTCAAGTTAAGTATATCATAAGGGCTTATTAAAAATATGGCAACTAATTATGGATACGAAAAAGGAAAATATGGCATATTTGCGGGAACTATTATAGCTTTTCCTAGAAAACTTATTGGCAACGATCCAAATGATTCTTCATGGAAAACTTTGGTTCCATCTGGATATTTAAGATGTGACGGTTCTATAAAAAATGGAGATGATTATCCAGCATTAAAACAAATTTTGTCTGTTGGGGCATCTTCTAAATATAGGAAAGATGGAATTACTTTAGCAGAAGATGACTCCGAAACTTCAACTGGAGGTCAGTTTCAACTTCCTGATATTGGATCAAAATATATTTCAAGTATGCCAGTTTCTGGTGGATATGCTTATTTAACAGCTACCAATCCATTAACTGGAACTGAAGTTCAAAAAGTTGGTGTTGGCTGCTCTATTGAAACAAATATTCAATCTCCGGTGGAAGTTTTTTATTCTGGAAATATCTCCGTTCCAACAAATCCTGTGCCTATTAATGAGAACTCAAATTTTGGTACAACTTTGAGCGGAATTACTCCAACTGGATATCCTGATCATACTGCATATCTTCCCCATGGGCATTTCTCGAATACTGTATCTAGGCAAGCGAATCCAAGCAATGCTACCTGTGCATCAGGTGGTGGAGATACTTCGTCACGGTCTCAAGTTGATGTAACAATCGCAGACTCTGGTAGTTCTGGTGATTTTTTGTCAGTCACACATGCCCATAATGTAACAAGATCTGCAGTTAGTAGAAGCACAACCCAAAACAATATAGCTACTACTCTCTCGCCAGACAATATATCAACATCTATTACATTAAATGCTAGCAATACTTTTAAGATGGATGACATTCAACATGCTTTCATCCTTGTAGAATATCTAATAAAAATATAATTATGCCTGTACGTTATTCTAAGCAAACTGAACGAAGTGGGGTAACTATTGGGACAGTAGTATCAATACCAAAACCTATTACGTGGTCAAATAGTACTAATTTAACAACCGAAACTAATAATTGGGGGTGGGCAACTAATTATCCTGGATGGTTGCCATGTGACGGTAGATCTTTAAATATTTCCGAATATAAAGCTTTATATGATGTAATAGGAGATACTTACGGTGCCACTTCAACAACTTTTAAAATACCTGATTACAGATCCAGAAAATTAATGGGTACTGGCCCTGTTTCTCGGGGGACTTCATTGACTTTAACACCAACAGCAGGACCAGGCACCACATCCTCTGCTCCAGATGTTCCAGGATCTACTGGGGGATTATATACTTTAACTACCACAAGACAATTACCACCAACAAGCGAGATAACTCCAGGTTCTCCAGCAAATCCAGCAGTTATTGGTGGTAGTGCAACTGATACTTTCTCACTTGGTTCTTATTCATCTAATGGATTTGCTGAAACAACTGGCTCTGTAAATGCAAATATAAATGGAACTGTCAATTATAATATTGGTCCAGTATCACAAAAATCACTAACTGGAGTTGCCCCCCACTCTCACGCAGTAGTATATGTGCAAGCTACTGGTGGCACCATGGCAGTTGGAAGTCCTTATTGTGCTGCTCAAACTTATCCCTTTTTAAATAATGTTGATGCGGGAGTACGACAATTTCAGAGAGAAGGAAGAACTTTACTCAGGCATTCTCACTATCTTTACTTCGAGTCTGAAGCAAACGTCTCCCTGGGATCATACGGTGTTGACGATGGAGCTGGCAATTCTGGGTTAGTAAATACTGCATATTCGACCTCCGGGCCTTTAGCAGGTGACGCATTCGCTACACCTTATAATAACTCTAATAATAGAGGAACTACTATCAGCAAAACCGTAAGTATGGGAACACTAGGAGTTGAAATAACTGATGCTGTTGTAACATTAAGAGCTACAACAAGGACTTCTTGGGATGCTTCTTTAAATATAAGATTACAAGCGGCGGAAGAACTCCCTTTGATGAGTGCCTATTTTCGACTTAAATATATAATAAAGGCTTATTAAAAAAATTATTAAAAACTATTATGACTATACCGATTAAACCTGTTGAATTGATGCAGGGAGAATTTACTAATTTTATTGGCGTTTGGCAAAATCATGTTCCAAAATTTGTTTGTGATAAGACAATTGAATCATTTGAAAAAGCATTACACATGTCATCTAATAATTTTGATGAAATGGATGATGTAGGACGAACTCTAATGATGGATGGAACCGACCAATTTCGCAACAAAAATGTTGGCAGAAAAGACATGGGGCTTATGTTAAATCAGTTTGATGGCGAAAAATCTTATGAAATGAATCAGTATTTACAGTCATGTTTTCTTGATTATATTAGAGAATATGGTAATTTATCAACTACTGCATTAGTAACAACTGATATTAAAGTTCAAAAAACTCTTCCTGGTGGTGGTTATCATGTGTGGCACAGTGAAAATACTGGGTATCTGATGGCACAAAGAGTGTTGGTGTGGACAATATATTTAAATGATGTTGAAGAAGGTGGAGAAACTGAATTTTTATATCAATCTACTAGATGTAAACCAAAAACAGGCACCGTTGTTATTTGGCCTGCTGCATTTACCCATTTACATAGAGGAAATCCACCTATATCGGAGCATAAATATATTGCAACTGGGTGGTATGTTAATGCTGCTTACGTATCAAATGCACCCCAATAGGATAAAATAATTATGGAAATACAAAACCCTTCTCCTTTGTTGCAATTTTTACCTTCCAACAAATCAATTTATTTCAAAGGTAAATCTTACCAGTTAACCGATGATCAATTTGATTTAGTTATTCAAAAAACCCCCGATTTGTGGTGGGGAGAAAATGATGTGGTAATATTTTTTACTTATTATGACGATGGGTCTTATTACTGTGAAAGAAAAAGAAACGTCTATGATTTTAAAAATAAAATTACTACTCAAAGAGTATATGAATTTATTGAACCTTCTAGAAAAGACGCAAAAATCTGGTTTGATATTTTTATAGAAATACTAGAAGATATTCGTCTAGAACAGCTTAAAAATTCTAAAGAGGAAGTGAAAGCAAAAGTATTAGAAGAGGGGAAAGTATTACTTACATCGTTATTATCTTATCGTACTAAAGCACTGAAGGATTCTGATTGGACTCAACTCCCAGACGTTCCTTTAAGTGATTATGAAAAAGAATTGTGGAAAAAGTTTAGACAAACTTTGAGAGATATAACCGAGGATTATAACTGGTATACCAATAATTTTTTCTTGGTTGATTTTCCGATCACCCCACATGAATATATTGAGTTTCACGACAAAGAAATTGAATATTTGAGCATAAAAGACCATTGGAATAACTATGGTGCTAATATTGTTAAAATGAAACTAGCTAGATTAATGACATATCTGGCTGATCCACAAACTGATCATGGACTTGGTGCTGGTGATGACGAATGGTTCCCCGGAGAAGATATGAAAAAACTTAAACATACACCATATAAAGATTTTGTGGATAAAATCAATAAATTACTAGGAAGAATAGATCCAGATTTGAAATACGAAATTGTTCCGGTCGCTGGTAATTGTGGAGAAACATTTGTAACTGATTTGTCAGGAACTGATTCCATACCTTCTGATCCAGAAAGCAATTAAATAAAATATTATTAATAATATTATGAATTATACTATAAATTTGTTAAACGAAGAATCTACTGACAGGATATTAAAAATATATGGTTTGGCTACCTTTAAAACAGGATTAATGACAAGTCCAATTAATAGAAATATTTCATTTGTTACTGAGCAAAAAAATCTTTTGGATATGGTGAGAGATGAAGGTAATGCTGGTTATGAAATTGAATGCTGTAAAATACTTGAAAAAAGTATAATAAAATCTACTAAATTTTTTGATATCACCTGCCCCAAAAAATATTCTAAAATTAAGTTTTTAGAATACAAACAAGGAATGTATTATAGGGAGCATAATGATAATTACTTGATGGGATCTATTAGATCTGACTTCAGTTGCACTGTTTTTTTAAATGATCCAACAGAATACGAGGGTGGTGAATTAGTAATACGAGTTGGGGACAAAGATATTGAATATAAATTGGAAAAAGGTCAAGCAGTTATATATCAAACAGGATTACCTCATCAAGTCAAAGAAGTTATTTCTGGATCTAGAAAAGTTGCTGTGTTTTGGGTAGAATCTTGTATACAAGATACGAGAATATTATCTTTATATCAACAATTTTGTTTATTGCATGAAAATTATAATATTAAGCAATCTGAAGGATTCTTTCCGCCGGGCGCGGAATTTGGTGAAAAATTACACGCATTTAAAAATAATCTATTACGAAATTTCGTAACACTATAGGAGTAAAATTATGGATTTTCAAATTTTAAGAATGTATGATTTAGTTGCCGAATATTGTAAAACTCATTCGGTATCAGTTGTTTATTTTGAAGTAAAAACCAGAACACCAACTGAAAAGGCAGAAATGCTTAATTTTTATAAAGATAAAATGCCAATTGAAATATATTCATCTTTACAAGTGGAAGACGATAATTTTATTGTTTTCAACAATAGTCAAACTGCGTTAGAGTATGCAGATAGTATTTTTCCATATTATCCAGACATAGAACAAATAGATCCAAAATATCATATTTTTTCATGTGTATTTGATGAAAATGGAAGTTTTCTTTGGGATAATAGTAAATAATAGGTTAAAAATATGAGTGAAATAACAACATATATCAATGTTTTTTCTGAGCAAGATCAGAATAAAATATGGTCTTTTTTACGTTCTGATAATTGGTCTTTTGGGCAAAATAGTAATCCACAATCACCAAAGAGATTTTGGTCTATGGATTTCAGCAAAAATGAATTTTTTACCGAGCATCTTTTTGGGATTATAAAAAATGTAATAGGCGATAAGTATTCTCTTGAACGAGTATACGCCAATGGTCAAACTTATGGTTTAGATGGAGAAATTCATCAAGATGCTTCTGATGATTATGGATATACATTCTTATACTATCCAAGCAAGGAATGGAGAGTAGAATGGGGGGGATTCACACTTGTTTATGATGGAACCCATCTAAGAACATTTCTTCCTGGACCAAATACAGCGATTATGTTTCCTGGCAAATATTTTCATTGTGGTGAGGGTCCAACCAGAGAATTTTATGACTTGAGAATAAGCATAGCATATAAGTTACGTTTATCGACTGACACGTAAATTACTGATCAAGTTTTTATGAAAAAATTAGATTATAAGATAGGATTTCAAGAACACGATCTTGATAAATTACAACTTATTACTTATCACAAAATTAATCCTACTGATAGTGATATATTACTTTGTAAATCTTATGATCAAGACGGTAACTATGAGGGATATCAACATTTGATGTATTTAAATGTCACTAAGAAAAATAACCCCTGTGCTGAGTGGGAAATACCGTTAGTTGACTATTTAATTAATACAACTGATGAAATACGATTATTGCATGTAGCTTACGATCTCAATCATAACGTGGTAAGAAAAGATTTGAGGGTATCATTCCATGATGTTCCTAATTTACTCAAATATTATCCTGATCTTGAATGTATTCAAGAGATAGATTTGGTATCAAAAATGGGATTTAGTCCTTGGTTAAGTTTTCAATTTTACGCAGATGGTAATTTATCAATTGAAATAATAGGATTAAAAAACCTCATGCGTAACTATTTGTTTTTTGAAGCTTGTGGTTATAGACAACTTCTAACAAAAGAACAGATTGAATATGTAAAATCAATTGCGAACTTTCACAGAAGATTTACTGTAAAATTTAAGTGGAAAAATAATAAATTAAACCGAAAATTTTATGTCAGAGATGTTTATAATTGGATAGAAGATTGACAATGAAATTAATCAAACATAGTAATTATATTTTTGAATATGAAAATATTGTGAGTGATGAAATATGCAATGAAATTATTTCAATTATAAATTCAGCAAAAAAAAATTTTGAATTTGATTCAAATAGAGACAGAGTAAGATATAATGATTCAATTAATTTAACTAAAATGGCAAATTATAGTGAAGAATTTAGCTATGTAGATAAACTGACACATGAAATATTTTCTAAGTGCCATTTACAGTATATTGCCGATAATAAATTATTAAATTATGTAAAACTTCATGGCCATTTTAACAAATTACAATCCGAATATTTTTACAGATATTATCAACAATCTGATTATTTTGATTGGCATGTAGACTTGAGCGAGTTTCGACATCTTGTTTTATCTTATATGTTATATTTAAATGATGATTTTGTTGGGGGTAATACTTTATTTTTGAACGAAAGATTAAAAATAATTCCCAAACAAGGAGCAATGGTTTGTTTCCCGTGCGATTATTCCATGTTACACAAATCAACAAAAATAACTAGCGGCCAAAAAAATATACTATGGTCTTGTTTTGAAAAAGGGGCTTGACGAGCCCCGTTTTTTGTGGCATACTATCTGTATTGAAACGCATTTGCCATGAAACTCCGGCCTCACCAGCAACGTGCCCTTGATGTCCTGTCCATCAATGCCTTCGGGCAAATCATCGTTCCAACTGGCGGTGGTAAAACTCTTGTGATGATTCTTGACGCTCTTCGTCGTTTTCAAGAATCTACCACACCACTTACCATTCTTGTGTGTGCTCCTCGTATTCTGCTGGCAGAACAACTCTCGTCGGAGTTTCTTGAGCATATTGATTGTGCCAATGTGCTTCACGTTCACAGTGGCGAAACTCATCACTATAGTACCACAAAAGCCGAAAAAATTTCCCAGTGGAATATGCTCGTAAAAGATGAGCATCAACTCATCTTTACT